CCCAAACGCTTTGGCCATCATCAACTTAGTATGGGGTATGTCACTGCGGTATAAACCATACAAACTTGCTTTTAATCTATTGAGTACATCGGGCTTAACTTTCGTTATTTCTACCCCGAATGTCCTACTAATAGACAAGCTATGTATTGCCTCTACTGCTTTCTTATATATCTTGTGTTTGTACACTGCATCCACAACTACCTTACATATTTGTGTTGCATAATCCCATGCTCCAGGCATAGGAGTTTCTAAGTCCTTTTTCTGTTTCTCGGATACTTCTCGCCTGGAGTGCTCCTTTTGTTTTATTTCATGTTGTAGGCTGTCTGTCGTGATTTCCAGAGACAGCCCACCCATGGATACATGTGTCCGTTCTATTACTGCTAGATCCTCAAGAGTTACATCCCATTTATAACATAAATACTCATATTGTACACGTTTGAGATCGTCCGCTGTACCCTGTACCATTCCTCTTTGTTTAGCCTCTTCGATCCTAGTAACTATAGCCTGTTGCAACGGTAAGATTTTGTTCGGCACTGCCATTTCTGTTGGTCCGTGTACTAACGTAGCTATAGCACGACTCAGGTACTGACCGCTACCTCCATCATAGTGGTCAACTCTCAGGAATTCAGCAATAGAACCTAAAAAACACTTAGACATCTGAAATCGTACATTGTGCACTTCAGCACCAGCTACCAATGCTTGTACTTGTTGTAAGCTGTCAACAGCAGCAAGTACGTCATCTCCATTATGTGTAGCGACTAATTCATTGCCCTTAGTCAACAGTTGGATATAGATATAGTTAAGTACTGTATTCATAAAAGTCGTTAGCCGCCATCCAGACAATAGCGTACCTGTCGTCTTATAGTAGTTGTCGTGACCCTGTTCTTTGATATAACAAGAATCTAATGAATGTAAAATCCATGGAAATACTTTACGCTGCTCTGCAGACATCTTTTTCCCAAAAACAGCAAAATAAGCTTTCAGTACCTCTCGCATGCTCTCAACAGAATGCTGTGAGTTGAAGTCCTCAAAGTCAAAGCAGTAAGGGATACCATTTCTCATGATTTCCTTCACCGTAACCTTGACATTATTCTCTTCAGCTCCAGGCCCTATAGGGAATAATTGAGATAACACTCGTTCGCAATCACCGAAAACAAAACCTGTCAATATAAAGTTAGTAGCATCTACTCCGTAGATCGCACGCATTTTCGTCCATTCACACTTAACCGACGGCCAGGCTCTAATTTCTGGAGGTCTATTTAGTAGATCTTCTAACTTAGGTTTGGGCATTGCATTTAAACTAAAAAACTTGTGACGGTTTAAGCTATCCTGAGCTACATATTTTAAATCTTCTTCATACTGTGAATGAAACGCCCCAGTAGGTGCCCATTGCCATCTCTTGTTGATATAAGAAGACCATTTAAGATTATCCACTTGACCACCTAAGTTCTTAATCCTTGTAAACAGACGTCCGGCTTCCTGAAATATTGCCTTAGCATCGAAATTGGCTAGATTGGGTTTCGTCCTATTGTCTTTCTCACTCTGCCAATCAATACTACCGAGACCCCTGTTGGCCAATACCTCCATTTCAAAGAAAGGTTTAAGATCTAAAGGTACCAGATTTTGAAGTGCCTTTAACCTCAGTGTGAATCTATTTTTGATCTTCTTAATAAAGTCGTCAAGACTGTCAAATTTCCAATACCAGATTCCAGAACACGAAATATACTGCCAAGCTATGTCCGGTAATGACTTAGCCCAGATAATAAAGCCTATAAACATAGCTTCATGCATCCCTAGTCCAGCTAGTTGTTCTAAACACGGATACAGAAATCGAGCCTTAGTATCAAACCAATCAACTCCAAGTTTCCGTAACTCCTTCATAGTTATGTGCCGCAAGTGTAAAGAAGATATTTTAGTGATAGGAGGGTCACAGACACCCGTTACCCAAGAATTAATTATGGGATAATTGTGTAATGCTCCTCTGTATTGTTTCACACTACTCCGGGTAATATAAAAAGCGTGCCTTAGGACGTCCACATCGTCTATAAGTCCATAAGGAAACAAATCAGGCCC